ACCTGTCATCACGATACCAGTTCCCGTTCCGGGTGTCAGGGTAATTGTATGGTTGTCTATTGCTACTGCTGCTGTGCCCACACTTCCAGCACTTGTGCTTGTAAGGTCCGAAAAATTTGGCACAGTACCTACTGTAACTGCACTGCCGGGTGTGGCATCTCCTTCTAAAAAACTGGTTGAAAAACTAAAGGCTTCGCCTGATGTTGCTTGAGTTGCAGAAGGAAAAGTTACTGCTGGAACTCCATTGGTTACAGAACCAAATCCACCTAATGTAGCTGCTGAATTTGAGTCTACGGTTGTTACATTATTACCACTTATGCTGTAGCTAGACCCGATCTTATCAGCCGTACTTGCAGCAGATAAAGATTCAAATTTTACACTTGAAGATATTGAATGGTTCATATCTGCAAAGGCAACAGATGGTAAAAATAGAAGCAATGCTAAAAAAAGTTTTTTCATTTGGCACCTACTTTGTTGTTTTTATTATCTATTGTAGTGTCTTTTTTCTTTTTTATCTGAAAGCCTAGTGATGCAGTACTAGCTGAAAAAATACTTGCGATAAATGTCGGGTCAAAATCTACAATTTTTTTGCCAGAAGGCGGTTCATAGTATGAAAGGGATAAAAGTGTTGCCGACCATAAAAGTACACAGACTTTTACAATGGTTTCGACTTTGCTTGGTTCTTGATCTTCCATAAAAAAAGCTGCCTAGTGTGTGAGGAGTAAGCTGCTGACCACTGCTTATTTTAGACAGCATATGCCAAATGTAACAAAAACTGTTATGTTTGGAAAGTAACACAATAAATTATGATTAAAATTTTAAAACCAATCTTGATGACATTTCTAACAACAACAACTGTAAAACGACTTGTTGTTGATTTATTAAGAGCAATTTGTAAGCAGACGTCAAATACGCTTGATGACCGTGCTGTTGATATCTTGGAAAAACAATTATTTCCAGTAAAACAATGAAAAAATTTCTAAACATTGAAATTGAAGAAGCACCTCCTGAATTAAAACTTTCTGTTGAAATGAGATGCAGAGACATTATGAAAAGTGAGGATTATGACAATATCAAAAGGTATTGCACTCACTTAGTAAGACATCAAATGGATCAAGACGTTTTTCTTGCTTCAATGCTTGGAAGATTAATTGAATTAGAAGCCGCTTTAGTAAAAAAAAGTTTAGCAGAAGAAAAACAACAGAAAGAAAATATTAATCCTATAAAAAAGCTTTTTCGTATTGATTAATTTCTTTTTCAGTAAAATCACGAATTAATAATTTATCAATTTTATCAATTTCATAATTAAATTTCAGTACAGCAGTTCTTATATGTTCAGCAATCCAACGACCTTCTTCATAAACTACTTGTGCTTTTCCATTTTCTTTTATATGCACATAATGATCTTGACCTTTCATTTGTACATCTAAAAAGTTTCTCTCTAAATTTTTACGTCTAATGTTTTTTAATCTCTGTAGTTTTACAGAAGAATGTTCTTTTTTCATTTTAGTTCTAGTGAAATATCAATCCAGCAAGGTTGCGGTTTTACTCCTGGAATTTGTTTATAAAAAGGATTAGTTATATATTCATAAGTTTTTATACCATCAAAAAAAATTCTACCAATATAAGGATTTGATGGAAACTTAGGTTTTTTCATAGAATCATATAACTACATTAATTTTATTGCCTAATTCATTCATAATTACTTTTATATCATCTTTATTAAGATTCCTGAAAACTTCATATTTAAGAACTCTTTTATCTTTAAACATTTTATGAAGCTTTCTTTCAAGTGTTTTAAACCTACTAGTAATAGGACTAACAGCTAAAACTTTATCAGGTTGTTGTTCTTTTATTCTTATTTTAATTCTTGCAGCTGTAGCTCTTCCAATCTTCCAATACCCTTGACTTTCAACAAAATATACATGACCTAATTCTTTAGATTTTTTTGGTGCTTCATAGTTTTCAGGAGGAGTCCAGGCATTTTCCCAACCTTCATCTAATGCTTCTTCATTCCAAACTTCTTTACCTCTAACATATTTAACAAAGCCTTTTCTTATAAGCCATAACATAGCTTCAAAGTCGCTAGACATTTTATATTGTCTTACTCCGCCTATTTCTATATTTGTTTTAGTAAAAACTAAACCATATTTTTTATATATTTCTTTTTCGTCCATACCAAAAAACTTTTCATGTTCAGTCCTGGTATCTTTTTCATAATCTCCAACCCAAGTACGAATAGTACCATCACCAGTTGTAGTAAGAGTAGTTTCATTTTTAAACTTATTAAAAACAAGTTTTGTATATCCTGAACTATTCATAATTTATTTCCTCTGACAAACACAGGTCTATACCATTTCATTTTTCTTTCTCTACGTTTAAAACCCTGTAAAACAGTATGCCAATGGCCTCTTCGCCAATGACTTCTTACTGGACGACAACCTTCTTTTATAACTTCTCCATCATTTATTTGTTTTACTTTTATTGTTCTTTGTGTAAATTCTTTTCCAATCCATGTAACAGCTCGAGGTTTAAAGCTATTTCTATCAATTTCTTGATTTTTTTGCCTTGTAAAAACACTAGGAGTAACGTATTCAAGAGTAATATCAGGCTCTTGATTCATAAATAAAATTAAATTTACAATAATAAGAAATTGTTCTTGTTCAATAGATGTTAATTCATCAAAAGTTAATACACCCTTACACGTTGTTATATTATCTAAATTATTCCAATTAAATTTAATTGAATTAAGTTTACATCTATTTTTAAATTTAGGTAAAGTAACTCCTGTTTTTCTATTAAATCGACATTCGTTTTTATTAATATTAAAATAACTTTTTATAACTATGTCGTAACTTAAATTATTTCTTATTTGTTTTATCGCAGAAGCATCTATAAAAGAATAAGCAATTTCATTGGTATTTAGAGGTTGTATAAGAAAAAATTGATTATTTATTACTTCAGGTTTTTTTTCAAGTTTTATATTATTAACAGGTGTATTTAAAAATGCCTGAGTTAATTCTTTTGTTAAATAATATGCCGGTGCAGAAAAAACTTGAAATAGCTTAGTTCCATCATAATTTTTTGATTTTTCAATATAAGATTCGGCAATTTTATTCCAGGAATAATAGCCTTGAGGTGAAATATATTTTAAAAGAAAAGCTTTTTCAGTTTTAGAATAATCTTTATCTTCTAATAATTTTATTTTTATAGGATTTTTTTCTTTGTTATTAGTTTTTTCAATTAAATTTTCAATATTTTTATTATTAAAATTTTTTTCTTTTATTTTTAATTTTAATTTTTCACAATGTTTTTCAACTTGAACTAAACAAAAATCTTTCATTTTTTGTGAAAAAACTCTTCTTTCTGTAGATTTTCTATTTATATCATTCATTTGTTCTTCATATTCTTCATAAATTAAAACTTGAGCTTTTCTATAAATATCTGAAATAGTCGTATATATATTTTCATTAAAATGATCGTTAAATATATTAAATTTTTCTTTACCCATAAAAAGTTTATTAATTTCACTAGCTTTTTCTCTTAATATCGTTGTTACTACTTTTGGTAATTTATATTTTTTAGCTTTAAATAATTTAGAAGATTTAGATTCTTCTAATTTTTTTATAATTTTTTCGTCAGGTTTAAATTCTTTATTATTTATATCACTTAAAGTAAACCATTTATAACCTAAAAAACATTCTAATTTACCTTGCTTATCTATATATAAATCTCCTAATTCAGCTTTTTCTTTATCTTTAATAATGTTTCTTTTACCTCTAGCAGCTTTGCATATTAAAAAATCTCTATATTGTTCAATATGAGAATAATTTCTTTTAAGTAATATTAGTCGATTTAAAGGAATACCAGAATTATATCTTTTAAGATATGTATCTTCCCATTTTTCAACTAATTTTTTTGCTTTAAGTTTATCTTTAAAAGAATCTTTATTTTCATATTTATTAGGTTTTTTAGTCATTATATTTACTCCTTAAATATTTAAGTTCAATTGCTTTTTTATCTCGTAAATAATCTTCATTTGTCATGGTAGATTCCATTAAATAGCGATCATTTAGTTGAGACATTGCAGCATTATATTCTTTTTCAGTCATAATAAATAATTTTGAGTTTTATAAATAAGATCAATTATTCCCTCTAACTTCGGATTACTTTTTTCTAAATCATTTAAAAGTAAATCAATTTCATTAATTAATTCAATACAGTCGTTATCCATTGTTTTTTTTAACAATGCTTGTTTTTTTTCAATTAGCGAAACAGCTATTAGGAAAAATTGATTCTCATTAAGTTTCATTAGAAAGGTATCTCCTCTGTTTCTTCTTCTGTTTGTATTCTTCTAGGATTTATAGTTCCAAAACATGAATCTTCATCATCTTCAAAAGTATTTTTTCTACCATTTCCGTTTAAATAAATACCTTCAACTTCTTCTCTTTCGTTTGTTCTCATGTCATAAACTTTTCCAGTTTCAACTTTTGTTTTTGCAACAGCCTTTATATGGTTACAAAATTCATCAATTGAACTTAAAGGAATAAACAAACGCATCTGTTTAGGATATTTTTGTTTGCTGTTTTCAAATGGATTATCTCTAACTGTAAAGTTAACAGGAAGAGTAAGTGCTGGATCAAATTCTTGAAAAGCCATAATTTTTAAAATGAATGAATTGGTGTAATGTTGTGTGCTTCTTCCCATGCCAAAACATGATGAAGCTCGTAGCGAACTCGAGAATGACCGATCGCTAAATGAGTTTTTGGTAATGTATACCAGGTCGGACCTGTTTTTTTACCAGCTTTAGTTTTATCTCGCCAACTTTTAATAGTTGATGGTGTTAAGCCATATCTAAAAGCTAGGTCTTTTGTAGTTAAATACTGTTTATCCATTAGCTATTTATTTGCTCTGTTAAATTTACATATTTAGCTTCTAATAAATCAGTTAATTTACCGTATTCTTCTTTAGTTATTTTGCCTTCATTTAATCTATCGTTAAAAGAATCAGTATAAGAATCAAGTTTTTTAAGTTGTTTACAATCTTCAATAGCTTTTTTAGCTAAAACAAAAGTTGTAGATTTTTGACTTACAGGTGGTTTTGACTCTTCTTTTTTAGGTTTTTCTCGTTTAGGCTTTTCTTCTTCTATTTCCATATTATGATCCATATCAGTTTCAAGACCTAGAATTAATTTAATACTATATCTTCTCTGATAAGTAACAGAACCACCCCAAACATGTGCTTCATTTTTCTTTTGTAAATCTCGTGGAGGTAGAAATAAGGGCAATTCACTTACTTCTTCATGTCCTTCTTTATGTACTAATTTAGTTTTTACTAAAGTTTCACCAGTTGGTGTATAACCAAAAAGTTGAGATAAATGAAAACCATTATTATGTAATATTGGTTGTATTAAGGAAAGCATCTGTTCAAGTGGTAAATAATCATATTTAAATGATCCTTGATTTACTGTTTTGCTTTTTTCTAAAGAAGGAAATTCTTTTTGTGCTTTTTGTAATGCTTTTATAAAAGCTATTTTTGGATTAGTTTCAGTCATTTTTTAAATGCCCAATAAGGTATGCTAATAGTTTTAATTCCTTCATTTGGCTTGTTATAGCCAGGCCAAATTCCAGATTTTACGTAAGACTTTATTCTTTTTAACGATTCTTTTTGTACTTGTAAGCCTTCTTGTATTGTTTCCTCGTCAAGTTCATAAACACCGATATTAAAAGGATAAACCTTTTCAACAGCTACAAATACAAACTTTTTAAGACCAATTCCTTCGCAGTAATGAGCAGCTTGAATATGATATAAAAAATTTGCTACTGCACGTGAAAAAGTATCTTCATGAGCACCACCTTCAGCAGTTGTTTTTAAATCAATGATAGTATCACCATTAATCCAATCAGCTCTGCATTTAAGTGGTAAATTTGTTTCTTTATGATCCCAGAAAAAACTTTGTTCAGGTGCACCATTAGAAAACAATTCTGAAGCTATTGGGTGATTAGCTACAGCGTCGCATATATCATTGCAAAGAATTTTTTCTTCAAATGAAATAGCTTCAATACCTTTTTCTTCAAGTTCAAGAATTTTCGCTTTACCTTCTTTAGTTCTTTTGTTTTCAATTACTTGATAAAAAGAATTAAAATCATTAGGTTCTAAAACTGCTTTATGAAGCATTGAACCTAATTTAAGTGCAGTAGTAGGTGGTTTTGGTCTTGTATTAGGATTAAATTTTTGATCCCATAAAGTAAAACCATTGTATTTAATTTCAGTTTTTATATCTGATGCTGAGAAATCAGAAGATGATCTATAAACTTTTTCAGTTATGAAGTCATCTTTAAATAAAGCATTAGTCATGCATAAACCTCAATTGTTTTTGTTTTCATAAGTCGAACATAAACTTTAGTTAATTCGTCACAAGGAAAAGCTAAACTAATAAGCTTTCTATAAATTTCTAATAGTTCGACTAAAGATTCTTGTGAAAATTTATCTA